TCTCTACAAGATAGTCTATCTGCTAAATGATGTAAAACCATATCTCCAAGAAAAATAGCCACATGATTTAAAGTTGGATGGACTATAGACATCAATAACACATCTCCTTCTCTACATGGTTCGTCTGGTCTAAGCTCTCTAAAACCTGTTCTCCATGCATAATCTTCAAACAAAGGATTTTCTAAAAATTCCTGTGGTGTCATAGTTCTAGCATAATCTTTAAGTTCTATATTTTTTTCTTTTTTGTACCAATCAACAACTAAACTCCAACAATCAGTAACACCCCAAACCCATGGTCTACCTAACAAATTTGGAACATAGCCTTCTGGTTTACATTGTCCCCATTCTTCTGTTTTAGGATTAACAATATGCCAAGGTAATTTACTATGCTCGCAACTTATACGATCAGCCTGACTTGGAATTGGTGGTGTTGATGGATGACTATGAACAACAGCAATAATTTCTCCTAAATTATCTGCTTTTACATAATCTTCTGGATTTAAAATAAACTCTTGATGGTTTGTTATAGCTAAATTTTGACATGGATAATATTTTTGTTTACCTCTAATATTTAATAAAAGTCCTACTGCTTCTTTAGGATCTTGGTCTTTCGCATGAACCAATGCGTCATCTTTCCAACTCATTGATT